TGTCGGCTAATGATCGACTCACTCAAGACTCAATGACGAGGGCAAGGATTCATCGCAACACATCACAAAGCGCATTTTATGCGGTTGTAGCAAAGTATGGTGCAGACGAACAAGAGCGAGCCAATGCGGTTAATGAGTTGGTGCGAGTGGTTGTCTGCGATGGCGTGAGCGATGACTTTAAGCGGTTGATTATTTGGACATGGGCAAGCATTAGCATTAAGCGTGGTTTTATTGAGCGTATTGTTGATATGTGCGAGCAATCAAGGGCGACGATATTCAGAAAAAAGAGAGCGATTACAGATCAGCTTAATGAATTGGAAAAGACTGTTGCCACTGATTTAAGTGCTATTCTGAAAGATGTTTGTTTGTCGTGATGATTGTATTTGACATCGTGAGACTGTGAGACTATATTTTATCTAAGCTGGTCGTTTTATTGATTAAGCAAATGTTTTCAAGGTCGCCCCAAAAGCGGCCTTTTTTATTGCCTAAATTTTGGTGATGCAATGAAATTAGTCCTAAAGCGCACATCGACAAACAGTGTATGCACAATGGGCAAACTATATTTCACCGCGCCGTCAGGTCAATTGAGCTTTATCTGCTACACCCTCGAAGATGTTATTCGCCCATCAGGTCAGAAAATATACGGTAAGACCGCAATCAATGCAGGCACTTACGCCCTAAGAATTACCTACTCAAATCGCTTTAAAAAAGATATGCCTCAGATCATGGATGTTCCTGCGTTTGAAGGCGTGCGTATTCATGGCGGCAATACGGCAGAAGATACGCTTGGTTGTATTCTTGTCGGCATGAATGTCGGCACTAATCGCATTAGTAATTGCGCTCCTGCGGCTAAGCTGGTTATGGATTTTTTAGAGCAAGCCGAAAGAAACAGAGCTTCAAGCACAATCGAAATAGTTAATCCGAAGGTGGCACAATGAAATCCTCACGATTCAAAGAGGCATCGACATGGGCAAGTATCAGTGCTGCCTTAGCTGCATTGTCTAGTGTGCCAGTGTTTGCACCTTACTCCGTACCTGCTGCTGCAATATGTGCCGCGATTGGTGTGTTTTTGCGCGAAGGCAAAGAAAAATAAGGGGCAAGAAATTGAATGAATTACTGCATGAGACGCGACTCCAAAAACTGGAAGATGGTCACAATATGTTGAGTCGTGATTATTCGCGTCTCAATGATGCAATAGTCAAAATCAGTGACTCATTAACTGCGTTTGTCGTGCTACAGGAGCAGAACAAAACACTTATTAATCATAGCGAGAAGCAAACAATTATTATTGAAAAGCTCGATGGTCGTATTGATGCGATTGAATTACAAATGCCGCAACTCATCGAGTCAAGGCAATGGCTAATGGTTGGTTTAGGGTTTATTGTAATCGCTGTTATTGTTGCTTTAATTGCGTTAGTGATTAAATGAAAATCATTCAACGCCTATTCCAAGCATTTTTAATATTCTGCTTTATGGCTGTTGTGTGTATCGCTGGCTGGATAGTTTATTTTGTGTTGTGGCTTATTGCTGGACTTAAGTAATGACTGATTTAAAAGTTGAATATAAAAATATCAAAGAGTTAATACCTTACTGCAACAACTCAAGAACGCACAGTGACGAGCAAGTTTTGCAGATTGCATCAAGCATAAAAGAATTTGGATTTACGAATCCTGTTTTGATTGATGGGCAAGGCGGAATCATTGCAGGTCATGGTCGTATCATGGCCGCGCAAAAGCTGAAAATGGATGAAGTGCCGACGATTACACTAAACGATTTAAGCGAGGCACAAAAGAAGGCTTATATCATTGCGGATAACAAACTAGCTCTTAATTCGGGATGGGATGACGAGTTGCTTAAAATAGAACTTGAGCAGTTGGAAGAGTTAGATTTTGATTTAGGGTTGATTGGCTTTAGTGCCGATGAACTGGCGCACATTATTTACGACGAGGTCGGCGGTTTAGAGGCGCAAAAGCCCGAGGGTGTGTCCGCCTACGAGGAGCAGTACGCTGTCATTGTTATTTGCAAAGATGCCGCCGAGCAAGAGGCCGCATTTAATAAACTTCAGGCAAGCGGGTACGAAGTGAAGGTGGTTTGCACGTGAAAATACAAGTAAATAACAACTGTAGCGACTACAACAGTTACAGGGCGGCGCGGGTTAAAAGTTTATTTAACGCGGAAAGTGGAGCGAACTTTAGCCTTACAGCCGACATAGACGTGGACGAACTTGACTGGTCAATAGGGGTTGTCGTCGGCCCGAGTGGGTCGGGTAAAACGTCAATCGGTAGGCAGTTGTTTGGAGGCGGTAAGATTTACGAGCCTTCGGGGTGGGACACAGCAAAACCCATCGTGGACTGTATTAACCCAAAGGGTGATTTTAACGAAGTTACGGCGGCTTTATCAGCTGTGGGGCTTGGGTCTGTTCCCGCGTGGCTTAGACCTTATCACGTGTTATCAAACGGCGAAAAGTTCAGGGCAGACCTCGCCAAGGTTGTATGCGAGTCGCCAGAAAACGTAATTATTGATGAGTTTACATCCGTCGTTGACAGGCAGATTGCAAAGTTTGGCGCGTTAGCGTTTCAAAAGGCGTGGCGTAGAACAAAAGGCAAGTGCGTTTTACTGAGTTGTCATTACGATATTTTAGACTGGGTAGAGCCTGACTGGATATTTGACACAGCGACAGGGATTCTTGAACGGGGCCGTCTTAGGCGGAGACCAAAGTTTGACCTTGAAATATATGAAACAAACAAAAGTTACTGGCCGTTTTTTGAGCCGCATTACTATTTGAAACTGCCGTCAATGATTGCCGCAACGTACTACGTCGGAACTGTGGGCGGTGTGCCAGTTTGCCACTTGGGTGTTTCTCCACGTTTAGAAATAAACGCGATGAGGGCATCGCGGATGGTTGTTATGCCTGAGTGGCAAGGCGCGGGTGTTGGCACAAAGTTTCTAGACGAGGTCTGCGATTTACAGGTAAAAGGTGAAGGGAAGTACGGCGACAGGGTAAAAGCCGTTTATTTTCACACATCGCACCCAGGCCTTTGCTCCGGATTAAGAAGAAACAAAAAGTGGCTTCAAGTCAGCTGCGCGCTTTTTGGAGGTAATAAGCTAAAGTCTGCGTCAACAAATGGAAACTCCAGGAAGGGGACAGCTGCGGGTTATGGCGGGCATTTAAGGGCGGTTCAAGGGTTTAAATATACAGGATAATATATGCGTCTTCGGGTGCTAATTGCGGGGCAAAAGTGGTTTGGCGCGGCGGTGTATAAGGAGATAAAAGGGCTTCACAACGTGGAAATTGTAGCGGTCTGTGCGCCTTTCACCAGCGAAAAAAAGAAGGATAAGCTTTTCTTTCAGGCGGAAAGAGACAGGATAAAGTTGATTCAGGCGGGAACGCTTAACGCCGATAACTTTCCCGACGGTGTTGATTTGATTGTTGCTGCGCACTCGCACGACTTTATAGGCGAGAAAACGAGGCTGCGCTCAAGGCTCGGCGGGATCGGTTATCACCCGTCACTTTTACCAATGCACAGGGGGCGCGATGCCGTTCGCTGGACGGTTAGAATGGGCGAGAGGGTAACGGGCGGAACGGTTTACAAGCTGTCAAACAGAATGGACGGCGGCGATATACTCGCGCAAGAACACGTACTTATTAACCCAAAAACGTGCACCGCCGAGGGTGTATGGAAGGAACTGCTCGCACCTCTTGGGGTGAGGCTTGTTGCCGGCGTTGTAGCTACGATAGCGGCAACGGGTGTTGTCATTGGGAGGGAGCAGGACGAGTCCCTTGCTACGTGGGAGCCGAGTATAGATAGGCCGCCAGCGTTTAGACCCGACCTTATGCTTTTAGAATACGCGAGTTGCTAAATGATAACCAAGCCAAAAATACAGATTGATTTGAATAAGGTTGAATCATTGGCAGCTAATGGTTTGACGCAGGAACAGATAGCGGCAGCGTTGGGTATAAGCGAGTCGACATTGCATAAAAGAAAGCAAGAAAATACAGAATTTACAGCCGCTATTAAAAGGGGAAAAGCCAAAGGCATCGCATTAGTGACCAATAAACTAATGGAGTCAATCAAAGGCGGCAACATGACTGGCATGATTTTTTTCTTAAAGACGCAAGCGGGTTGGAAAGAGACAAACGTGCAAGAACACACAGGCGCGAATGGCGACCCTATCTCATTACTGCTAACTCAAGTACAAGGCAATTCATTGGGAGTCAGTCAATCAACGGCTGACGATGATGATTGAACCGTCATTTGTACCAAAAACACCTGAAGAATTTAAGAAGTGCTTAGCTGACCCAATGTGGCGAATTTGTTCAGGTGCGTTATATAAAATCATCATCAAAGGTGATAACGACGAAACAAACCTTGTTATCCCATTCAAGCCGAACAAGTCACAGATAAAGCTCATCAAGAAGATGTGGCACAGAAACATCATTCTAAAAGCGCGTCAATTAGGATTCACAACATTAGCTTGCATAGTGTGGCTTGATACTGCGTTATTCACGGCCAACATGAGATGCGGCATCATTGCTCAAGACGATGGAGCGGCCAAGGCTATTTTTAGAGACAAGGTCAAGTTTGCGTACCTTAATCTACCGCCTATGCTCTTATCGCAAATGCCGTTAATTAAAGACGCTGCCGACGAATTGTTATTCTCACACAACAACAGCTCAATCCGTGTTGCCACTTCGATGCGTTCAGGAACGATTCATCGTT